GTACTACTACCCAACCCAACTTTAGTAAATCTTGTTGTATTTCATGTGTTACCAATGCTTCCTCAACATACCCCAAAGTTCCATCTTCATCACCGTTTCCTAACCCACCCCCGATACCAGAACAATACCAATCCATATAGTCCCCTTTTCCGCATATTTTAGCTATAATACCACCAGCATATCTCCAGGAACAACTCCACTTCTCTTCGGTCAATCGTGGCCAAACTTCATTCTTTATGAAGTCATTATTACAAAGAGCAGCATACATATGCTGTGCATATACTTTATCTGACCTGACCTTTTCCACTACCCAATCAGTATTACATAACTCTTGTTCCAAATCATGGATTATCTTCATCGTCTTTTAGCTTTTTTATCTTTGCTTTAGAATAAAACACATGATTGCCTATTGTCGCTACCTTTTTGTATGGCCAAAGCGGATCAACTGTTATAGCATGAAAGAACAAGGCAGATCCTGGTACAACATCTTTGTATTTACCATTTACCATAACATCCCATGCGATCTGTTCTGCTACTTTATATCGTTCGCTATGTGTGTTTAGTTGGTCTTTACCTTCACATACCCAACTAAACTGACATACAATGCTTTCGTTTATTGTGGTCTTTTGATATACCACACCACAAGGATTATTAGCGAATCCGTATGCTACTCTATTCATCACTACTCTAGCAACTGCGGCTTGCCCATGTAATGATTCACTTCCAGCTTCATATACAATGTTCTTTGCCATACAAGCGATTTGTTTGGTATCTACGCTAACCGCGTTGGAATACAAGGCAATGGTAGTCTGCGGTAGCATTTGTGTTTGAGTTATTGTCATTCCCCACACAAGAATCATCATGCCTAAAACAATTTTCATCAACTTAATTGAATTTTGTTGTAACATAGTTTTTCCCTTCCCCCTAATTATAACATAGGGTAAAATAATAGTCAAGTAGTTTGGACTACTGTATCCAACAGTCGCAGTTGCAACGAATAACTTCTTCGATTGCGGCTGATACAGCATATGTTGCTGGCAATAGAATATCTGAGGTGTAGATAGGGTCTAATTGCGGTGGAACTAGGGTGCTGAACGGAGATCCTGCTAAGCTCCCTGGAACTATTGGGCCACCAGTTGGCGCTGGTGTTGTTCCATTTAATAAGTAATCTTCGGTTACTGGATCATATATACCTGCTGGTATCGGAACTATTTCTGCACCAGCTGCATCAATTTGAGCAGGATATGCAGGTGAACCTGTCCCGTTAGCTATCAGTTCGGTCTGTAACTGTATCGGGAATACATCACTTATATTATCATCTAATGTTATTCCAACAGATGCTAATCTAGCTTGGTTTCTAGCTGATCTTAATAATGCAACTACACTTTGACCAGCTACTATACTTAAATTAGCAATTGCTTCCCATGTCTGCGCTCCCATATTTGGTGCAGTATCAGGTGCATAAGATGGAATAGAATCAACCACTCCATATATCGTCAATGGATACGGGAATCCAGAAGCATTAGCTAATGCAGTTACTCTACCGCGTTGCTCGTTAGTCAATTGAGTTCCGGTGCCAGACCATAAAGAATTCAATGTACTTATATTAACATTGGCTGTATTGCTGAATATTGCCGCTATCTCTGTATTAGCATCATCGATAAATCCCTGTATCAGAGCATCTAATCCCGGATCAGCTGGGCTTAAGGTAGCATTATATAAATCTTGATAGATAGCAGCTAACGCCGGTGTTTGTATGTATTGAATCAATTGTTGAATATTTGCCCAAGGATAAGGTAACCCGGACATGCAACCAAAGAAATCTGAATATGTATAAGTACCAAACGGTCCGCTACCAAATGCAACTAAACTAAGTCCAATTTTTGCTTCTGCTGCATCTACTGGGATGTTTGTTCCATTAACCGCTAATCCTCTAGTAGTTTCTATTGTAGTAACTACTTGGGCAAACTTTTCAATCGGGATATTAGTAATGTTTCTAACTTGCAACATTGTAGTAGAGAATGCACCGGCAGTAACCGCAATATCTTCCGGAACTATTCCTACTAAATATGATCCAAATCCTTCAGCTAGATTTTGTATATTACCTGTATCGATACCAGTTTGACCATTAGTAGGTGTTCCTGGTGGAATCTGTGAACCCACTTGTGCAACTACCGCTGGACTAGTTATACTGGAGCTAACCCCTGTACCTTGAAATATAGGATAATATGTTTTACTATTAGTAGGTCCGGGTGCAGCATTATATAACGGTACTGTCAACGAATCATAACTGTTTGGAAATAACTTGCGTATATCTAATAAGTCTGCTAACGACTCAAGACCTTGAATCCTGCAGTTTAAGGGAACAAGTATATTCAGTAAATCTATTCCCTTGATCACTAAAAATGCTGCATAGGCTTTTTGTTGTTGTGATACGGTTGTCTCAACATTTGCTGTAAGTTGATTAACATCATTTGCCGTTAGCCCGCTAGCTAATAATGCTACTGATAATGACGGGGTGATTGCATTATATCTCTTTATTGTTTCTAACAGATTAGAAGGTAACCCAAAACTAGCCATCTTGGCAAGATTGATTGCTTTACCAGATAGGATTAAATCTTGACCAAACAATGTAGTAGCTAATGTTACCCCGGTTAAATCAGCACTGATAAGATCATTCATATTACTGTATGTACCATCTAAGAACGTAAGAGAGTTCTGCATGGTAGTGATAGCTTTATTTGACACAGTTATGAATGAACTAGCTGTTTGGAATGATCCTATAAAGTCTTTATAAGCAGTAGAACCAGAATAGCGATATTCGTTATATGCTTGCCAAGCAAACAATCTAACATATCCAAAACTAGCGATCTCACCTGTATAATCTATACCGCCCCATCCCGGAGAACCTATCCAAGTAAATGTAGGTGGTTTAGTATTACCTAGTGCTGGTATGGTTGTTGCTCCTATCGATATGAGATTTTCATATGTAGTAGAAGATATCTCTCCAGCATCAAATCGTATCCAACCTTGACGTATAGCATCAGTAACAAGTTTAAGCACTGTGTTATTGACAACTGAACCATAGGTGTAATTACTTACTAGAGTACTTGATCCCATATAACCCGCAGCTACAGGATTTATCCGCAATCCCTTGTTTTGCAAGAAGCCGCTGAGTACGTTTACACCTAATGGACTTTGTTTTCCTGTATCGCTCATTATGGAACAAACACGTTAGGACTGCCCACAACGATCGGATGACCGCATGTGTTACCTGAACCTATCCTTATTACAGGAGAACCTTCAGCAAATACTGTAGGGCTACCATCAGTTGTAGTAGCAGCTTCATGGGGAGGGTGTGGTATTCCCCACGGTTGGTGTGAAGTCATCTGACTAACATGTAATCCTATTGGAATACCGTTGCATATAACGGTAGGAGCACCGCGTATTATAGTGCCTCCTGCCGAATTAGCATCACCTATCCTACTTGCTGCTGGCATATCAACCCTTTATAATCTTCTTTTCTGGTATTCGTATACCAGTTATAGATTCTATATATTTCATCTTGATACCGTCCTCAGTAACTGAGAACATACTAATATTATTAGTATTTAGTGTTACTGGAGAACCGGGTTCTGCGGTAAACATACTAGGAATCAGTTGCATACCATTTTGAGCAGGAGCGATTGATACTGGATCAGTAATCGTAATTGTTTTTTCTTCTTTGAAAATATCAGTTACTTTAGCGATAAGTTCTTCCCCCGAGTTTAGCTTTATAGTATATGTGGTGCCTTGTTCAAAGTTCATTAGTTGCTTTCTGTAAGTTTAGTTCTGAGTTCAGTAAACCCACCAACGAGTTCACCGTCTAAGAAGATTTGCGGAACTGTACGTGCGTGTGGTACTGCTTCTAGTAATTGCTCTCTAGTCCAACCTTCACCTATCTTGCGTTCTTCAAACGCTATTCCTTTATTATTCATTAACATCTTTGCCTGATCACAAAAGGTGCAATTCTGTTTTGACCAAATGATTGCTGTTGCTGTTGTCATAATTCTTTCTTTCTTATAGATTAGGTAATTCATCATAGTTAAGAGTCTCTGACATAACTCCTATAACGTAGTTTGTGCTTTCTGTTTCTTGTAATGCCGATTGTTTCTTGCTGGTATCAGTGTGTTTATTGAACCAGGGTATTGGAGTACTCTTTGGTGCTGGTGAATTATATTTAATGCCAATCTCTTTAAGAGCATTGCTGGCAGTATAATCCATAAAATCACGTAGTATGTTTATGTTCAATCCTATCACCGGGCCTCGATTGAACAAGAATTCTGCCCAATCTTTCTCTTCACGTATCACATCCATATACATCGCATATACTTCATCAGCACACTCGGCCTTTATTTCAGCGAATCTTGAATCATCTTTAGTTACTTGATTGATGATATATGCTGTCCAATCACGATGCAATATCTCATCTTGTAAGATCAAACTAATGATATTCCCGTTACCAATGAATATTCTATTCTCTACCATAGCTAGGCTAGTAGCGAATGATACCATAAAACGTAATGATTCTAATGCATAACTAGCGTGTAGTGCTAACCAGATTGCCTTTATGTGAGCACGTTCTTCTAATTTAAGTCCTAACTCTTTCTTGCAATTCATAATATATAACGCATCATAATATTTTCCAATAGTAGATGCCATATCTATGATCTGCTGTATCTCATGAATCTTGTTAAATTCATCTTTAGGCACATTATAGATATTACGTATAATATGACTATAGCTTTTGCTATGGAGATTTGTCTCAAAGAAGCCCCACAACAAACAGAGTGATTCTAATTCTGGAATAGACACTACTGGGAGAAAGATTTGTGTGGGACCACGTCCTTGTAAACTATCTAATGCGGTTTGTCGCAATAGATTGCTTGTAAATATATGTCTAACTGTATCACTTGCATCTTTAAAATCAGCCGCATCTTTAGTCAAACTGATTTCTTCAGGTACCCAAAAGAATCCCCTAGCAGTCTCTTCAAACTTTGCTATCTTTGGGTACTTGAATTCTTCAAATCTCTGTACAGTTACTGGTCCGGCTGCATCCAAAAACATCTTACGGTTAAGATAATCTGTCTTTGTTGTTAAGTTATATTGTTGTCTCGACATTTATTTTTTCTCTTTACATTTATCATTATATTGTGCTTTGCTCATATTAGAATTGATCGTGTTCAGTACTATGTGACATGGCAGTAGTGCTTGAGGCTCCAACTGCGGTAGAAATCGCATCAAAGTACGGTACACCAACTTCTGCTTGATGCTTGACTGTGGTAAATCCTCTTTCTGCTGCTGCAAACTCTAACTGTTGCAAGTCTGAATACGCTCCCATACCTTCTTTGGCATAGGCTTCAGCTAAACTAAATGTAGCAAGATTTACTGAATGAAAGCCTGCTAATGTGATAAATTGAAACTTGTATCCCATCTTACCTAACTCACCTTGAAACGCAACACATTCATCACGACTTAGATGTTTACGCCAGTTAAAACTAGGACTACAGTTATAAGCTAACATCTGATCTGGGAACTGTGCATGAATCGCATCAGCAAACTTCTTAGCTTGACCGATATCTGGAGTAGAAGTTTCGAACCATAGTAAATCAGCGTATGGTGCATAAGCTAATCCACGCGCAATACATGCATCTATCCCGTTCTTAAATTTGTAAAATCCTTCATCAGTTCGTTCGTTGATGATAAAATCTTTATCTAGTGGATCATGATCACTGGTAATTAGAGATGCTGCTTCTGCATCGGTGCGAGCCATAATAACTGTATCTGTACCTGCTACATCTGCTGCTAAACGTGCAGCATTAAGGGTGCGAATCATCTGACTAGTTGGTACTAATACTTTTCCACCTAAATGACCACATTTCTTTTCTGAAGCAAGTTGATCTTCAAAATGAACACCGGCAGCTCCTGCTTCAATCATGTGATACATTAATTCATATGCGTTTAATGCACCACCAAAGCCAGCTTCAGCATCAGCTACAATTGGTAGATAATAATCGATATTGCCTTCACCTGTTAATGTCTGCATCTGATCAGCACGGCGAAAAGCGTTATTGATCCCTTTAACTACTGTAGGTACGCTGTTAACCGGATACAATGATTGATCAGGATACATTTCGCTGCCCAA